GTCAGTCGCCAAGGTGTTTCCACCTTAATTATGTGTGCTAATGTGTCACGTGGACTGTCAATTAATGGAATAACCTGTTCTGGTGCGTGATTACTAATGTAATTAGTGTGCCTTGAGAATCTGCCAGGGGTTTCCCAAGTAAAAGATGCACCGTCACCATTTGTGATAATAATAAAATCCATAGGTGCAACAACTACCCATCCCATTCTCGCAATTTGCTTGATACCAGGGCAGTTTGAACTATTCTGTGATCCTTGAAAAGGGCATTGCTTTTCCTTTACTTCTTTTTCTTGCCACGCACGTTTTATACTAGACGTTGGTTTGACTGGATAACATTCTGCCAATCCAGGCTCCAAACTGTGAAACCTAACCCAAGGTTTTGGTTCTTTCTTTTTCTTTTTAAATAAGTTCAGCACGTAATTCATCCCCTCCATAGATGTAGTCTCTTAAGTATTCATAATGTGTAGGGCAGTCATCACTTTCAACAAAGTCATTGACTTCTTTTGAGTATTTTGAATGACTGTTTGCAACAAATGTAAGTTCATCTGGATCACGGTCAAAATACCAATCTCGACCTAACATCATTCCTTGACCTGCTGCTATGTAATTCATACCATTCATATTCACATCCATAGTTTGATCTAGGTCTAATGATGATCCAAGTCTTTCATAGTTATCATTAACTCTTACCAAACCATCAAACTGCTCTGTCATATACTCGTTTCTTTGTGAACACCACCTCCAATAAGGGTTGTCTGTTCTTTGTGACAGAGCATAGTGCATAGCAACAAACTTACTAAATCCAATTACTTCTCTCTGTGCAGCGTAGTTATACCAGTTTCTTTCTATTTGTGTTACATATCCTCTTCTTCTTGATAATACATCTACCAGTCTGAGTATATTTTCGTGTGTTGTTAACAGTCCCGTTGACTCTAATGGTTCAACAAATCCATAAGACAGTCCAATAGCAACAACATTCAAGTTCCACGCTTTTTCGTGATACCCGTGTTTTATATCAATAGTTCCTACCTCATACTGTTCTGGAGATACACCATATTTTTGTTCTATCCACGTTTCAAACTCTTGTCTAGTCTCTGTTTCCATTGCAAATCGAGATGACCAACAGTATCCAACTCCGATCCTATTCCATAGTGGTATTGACCATAACCAACCATTTTCCGCTGCTTGACAGTCAGTCACGTTGTGCATATGTTTTTCTCTTTCATCTTGTGTGAGATATGGTATGCGGGCAAAATATGCTTTATCGTTTGCTAAATCATTAAATTTAATGAACCTAGTACCCATATACTCTTCTAATAGGACTGATTTAAAACCAGTACAGTCAATAAACAAGTCGCCAATAACACCTACAGTCCTTTTATCTTCATTTAATCTGACTGCTAACTGTTTAATATATCTGTTTGAGACTGCGGGTGAACCACCTGCGTTTATATCTTTCACCGATCCCCTGACTTCACCTCTAATATGTGTAAATCTATCATCAAAGTTATCACAATAATCATCCCTTAGATACTCTGCAAACTTTTCAGCATCTAAATGATATGCAACGTCAGTTAACCAATTAAAGTTTCTCCATCTATTATCTCTATTATCCCATTGTTTATTATGTTTTACTAATGCTGAGTTTTCTTTGTTAAAGAACTCTGCAAATGATTCTGGAGGATATTCTTCTGGTCTTTCTCTAGCAAGATCAAACCAATCTTTCATACCTTCTACAGTATCATTATAATCATATTTACCAAATGGATATTGAAATACTGTTCCTTTCTCTCTAAAATCTGTAAACTGAATACTATTCTTATATGTTGCATTACACTTAGGCATCCAGTCTTTATCTTCTAAGTCTAATGCTCTTAAATACTTGTTGAAATGACCTAATGTAGATTCTCCTACACCCACTGTAGGTTTGTCTGATTCAATTAGAATTACATTTGTCCACGGGCAGCACTTTAACAATGCAGCAGCAGTCATCCAACCTGATGAACCACCACCCACAATAACAATGTTTTCAACTTTCATAATTAATTCCCTTGCTCATTATATAGGTACTTTTCATAGTATTCATATGCGTTCGGGTATCTCCCCAAAGTCTGATCCATAAAGGTTCTTCTTAGGATCGGTTCTTCAAAATCAGGTATGTTATATCCATTTCTTTTGGATAACATTTCATAATGTTCTGGCATTATATCATATTCATAACCTCCTAGCAAGTATGCTTCACCTTCTGATATGTAATTAATGTTTTGTATTTGTTCCCAATCTTGTGTAAGTAAATCTGGAAACTCACCTAGTGCATCCATATCTGTGTAATCTTTCCAAAACGGTGTATCATCTCTATAACCCATAGTATAATGTTTCACAACAAAATCTCTGAATGATGTAAATTTCTTTCTGACTGAGTGATTAAATTGTTCTCGTTGAAATCCGTTCCATTTATTAGATGCTTTAGGTAACACCTGTATTAGTTTAAATAAGAACTCGTGGACTGAGTATAGTCCTCCAGACTCTAATGGTTCTATAAAACCTGCACTTAAACCAATACTCACTACGTTATGTGACCATACTTTCTCTCTAATCCCTGTTGGCCACTTGAGTAATCTAAACATATTCTCTGGTATATCCACTCCTAGATGCTCTTTAAACTCTGCAAGTGCATCTTCATCTGTAATATATTGTGAACAATAATTATATCCCGTTCCGATTCTATCCCAAGTAGGTACATTCCATACCCATCCCGAACTCAAACCTGTACACTCGGTGTATGGTTGTATTTCTTTTTTCTTATCTGTATATGGTTTTCTTACTGCCCAAGTAGAATCATTTTTTAATAGTGTACTCCAATCTTCCCATTTCACATTAAGTTCATTCATCAATAATGCACGGAATCCAGTGCAATCTATGAAGAGATCACCATCAACGTACCTATCCCCACTGCCAAGGTAAACTCTGCTAACCCCATCCACGCAGGATTGAATGTTAGTGACCGTGCCTTTAATGTGTTTAACACCTTTTGGAATTGCATAATGATCTCTTAAAAAATCTCCGAATAATAGTGCGTCAACGTGATAACCCACGTATCTTTCTAAAAATGGAGGATAAAGACGGTTGACTTCAATAGGGTCTATAACATCTGAGAATACCCTACAAAAGGTCATACTGTCAATATTTCTTCCTCTCCTCCAATTATAATACTCGGTCAGAGGTATATCTGTGCCTCTTGTACCGAATGGATAATGAAATGAACCGTCTGGGTTGAAGTTAGTAAACTTGACACTGTGTTTATATGTAGCATTACAATGTGGCATCCAATCTTCATCTTTGAGATCGAGATACCGTATAAAGGTATTAAAAAACTGTGTCGTGCTTTCTCCGATTCCGATTCTTGGAATGTCTGCTTCGACAACAGTTATTTCTATACCAGTTCCTTCAAAATGTCTTGACAACATAGATGCTGTCATCCACCCTGCACTACCACCTCCGATAATGCAGATTCTATCTAACTTCATATGTCAGTAGTTTGTACTACTAATTATAACACTTTCGTCAACCTGCTCCCAGTTCATCATATGCACCACCCCAGTTAGAATATCTCTCCCAACAAGGTTGCTCCTGTGATGATAATTTGCAAGGTCTATTTACACTTGGTTCTTGTCCGTCACTCATAAATTCTGCTACTTCCTCTTCAGTCATAGTGGGATCCATTGGTTCCGCTACACTTGAGGGTGCAGTAGTCGCTGCCTTTACTCCTTTAATATGGTTAAACCATATTGCATCAGCAGCACCTAAATCTTTTCCCGCTGCAATGTCTTTGTAGAGCATATCTAATTGCTCACCGATTTCACCATACGCTACAATCCTTGCAGTAGCAGGGTCTGTATATGATTCTGTTCTTTCCACCCAGATCATATCAGCAGCAGCAGGACTCCATTCTAGTGTCCACGCTTTTGTTATGTTATCAGGTGCGTTTACCCACATCTGTGAACAACCTCTACCAAAGAATAGTGTATATTCTTCCCCAGGTTCTACAATGTCTGCAACGTAACCAGTAAAATCCATTAATGCTTTTTTCATAGTAACCTCTTATTTGTAGTTAATAACAGTAACAACACCATACTTACCGTTTGAACCACGGAAACTATGGAAGTGTCCACCTGACCCACCTGCACCATACGCTGCGTGATCTTGATGATTGTGTGAGAAGTTACCACCGTTTGGCCAACCTCCTGATACAGCACCACCAAAGTGAGAAGAACCTCCGACTCCTCCACCACCACCGTGGTGTGACTGTCCTCCTCCACCCCAAACATTGAGGTCTCCACCAGAACCATTACGCCCTAGTCCACCTGAGTGTTGGTTGTTTCTATTAGCACCGTGTCCACCACCTGCTGATAGATATGGTCCAAATGATGATGAACCACCATCACCACCGTGTCCGAAGTACCAAGTACCTCCTCCACCACCACCAACTGTGATACCAACTGAAGATATATTTACTACATTCAACACACGTTCTGAATATCCACCCGCTGCTCCTGATTCTCCGTGACCTGACGCTCCACCGCCACCACCTTGAACTCTGATATGTATATACTTAACACCACTTGGTCTATTCCAAGTTCCGTTACCTGTCCATACCTGTAGGGATGAGATATTTTCTGAACTAACATCAGTCCAACTCATAGATGAACCGTTTGTAGTTAAAAACTTACCATTTTGACCACTAACAGAGGGAACGATCTGACTGGATGAACCAGACATAGTTCCATTAATAGTGATGTTGCTAACTGTCAAATTTCCGTTAGCAGTGATGTTACCTGACGCAAGTGTAAATCCACCAATGCCTGACAGGTCTCTAATAGATGCAACTTTAAGGGTACTCATTTTGCCTGTTTAATTTCCTAATGTTATTTATACCTTAAGACGGTTAACTATAATTGTGTACGTGTATTAGTACGAGATAAGGATTACCAGTTCCAGGGATTTCGTGGTTATGAATCGAAATGTCTGCTCTTTGGATAGTTCCACTTGCACCACTACCATTACTATAATATACGTTACAACCGTAACCATTTACAGTCCACCCAGTAGGTGTACCTGTACCACCCTCAAAACGGGTATATACTGTCATTAAGGTTGCTTTCAATGTGTTATCAACTGGTGCATTTGATAGATTGATAGTGTAGTTTCCACCACCTGTCTTTCTAACAAAAATATTACCACTGTTGTTCCAGTTATGGTTTACCGTACCAGATGTCTGATAGTAGTAAATATGTTCCTGTAAACCTGCGTGTGATAATGTCCCAGTGAATGTACCGTGACCAGATTCTATATCTTGGAATTGTGCGAAAGACAAATCATCGTCACCGATCATAGTCCAAGTTGCACCGTTCTCAATAGTTACAGTATATCCATTATTAATCTGTATCGGACCTGCTGAAAAACCGTTAGTAAACTCTACTCCACCATTGAATGAAGGTCCAACAGTGATATTTTCTTCTATGTTTGTTCCGTTGGTTCTAATAATTGAGTTTTCACCAACAGAAGGACCACCACCACCTACATCATCCCAACCTGGGTTTCCTGCGTTGGCATCTTGCAAATAAATTTGTGCCTGATCTTCAGTCGTATTATAAACTAAAGTACCATAAGCAGGTGTACCAAGTGCATTAATCTGCGATTGGTTCAACGGTGGAAGATTTAACTGTTCTGATATAGACCAAGCAGTTACAAGACCTCTCGTACTTGCCTGTATCTGATTACCATTAATCTTTGTGGTCATAGTGTTCTACAGTCCTATTACTATTTAGATAACAAGTTCCCTGATTTGGATAGTATCATTATTCTGTGGTGCAGTACTGATACTAAAGTCAACTGCATTACCAGTAACTGTGTAGTCTACACCTGGGATTTGGGCAACACCATTTAAGAATACAAGAACAGAGTATGCTGTGTGACCTGGGGATATTGCAAACGAAGTTGTAGATCCATTACCCGCATAGGTAACACCGTTATTGTTATTAGCAATACCAGTTGCTAGTCTATACTTGTCAGCAGCACCATAAGTTCCAGTAACATCTAAGTTACCATCAAGGAATGTATTACCTAATATCTTCATCCTATTGGATGCGTCAGGCATTGTACCTATACCATAATGTGTAACGTTACTAAATCTTCTTGCTTTTATTGGCGTGGTGTCAGTCATACCAAACTGATACCAAACTCCTGACTGATACATCCAACCTAATGAGTCACCTGCCACCCAATCAATATTGTATATAATATCTCCATCATTAAACGCAAGTGTTGAATCAATATCTGGTTGACCTGATCCATCATCCTCTGCTAAGAATGTCTGTCTAAGAACTGTACCATCATCATTTGAGTATGTAAGTCTTAGAGTTTGTATGTTCTCCTGTGCAGTAATTCTCTTTTGGAATGTAACTGGACCTGAGAATACAGATTCTAACTGGTTAGATGCACCACCAATAACAGTTAGTTTATCAGTCAGAACAACCTCAGAGAATGTCTGAATGGTCGTGTTTTCTTCACCTAACACGTTTAACTGTGCAATATCTTCGTTCGTGATCTGACCTGTAACTGGGTTGATAACTTGGTTTCCAACGAATAGTTCACCATCACTGTTAACACCAGAGTAGTATGCAACACCCGCTGCTTCTTTCAATGACTGTGACAGTCTAACCTGTGCAGGGGTTAAAACTTCTACCTGAGTTGACGGGAACGCTGTTGAATAGTTTCCAGGTCCGAAACCTAGGTATTCAAACGTATGACCTGACGCTCTAAGAATAGAATAACGTCTAAGTTCACATAATATAGGTGCGACTGAGTTATCAGCATTTAATTTCAGTGCGATCTTTCTTTCTTCTTCATCTCCTAGACGGGATGTAACGACAATAGCGTTTAGTGTATTTGCTGTAGTGTTATATCCTAAGTTATTTTCCTGTTCTAATAAGAAGAACTGTGCAGTCTCTTTTGTAATTGATAGTTGCTTATCCTCATTTGGATTAGGTGATGCACCATCTGTTGTTGTCACCAATCCTAGTGTCTCGTTATCTGCGACTGATATAGCAGGTCCTGGGTCTGCGAGTGGATTATCTCTGTCAAACGTAGGATATACATCAACAGTCTGTTGTGAGAATGAGAAGTCATCAAAGTTTGATGTTGCAGGTGACACACTAGCATTAAGCAATGTTAGATAGTAGATACCATCATTTACACCACGTTCAAACTCTTGGAATGTCTCAACTTCAAAGATATAATATGTCTTATCATATGCAGGAGAGTTAGTCTCAGATGATCTAGGTTGTATAACAAAACCAGTAATAGGAGTTCTAGGAACTGGGAACGCATCTTTGTCTAGTACATATCTAAATCTATAGATTCTATCTTTCAAGTCTCTTGCATCGGGAACTCTTCGGATGAATGTAGTAGGTGTAAATCCTAAGTTATTGTACTGACTGTTTGCAATTAGTGTAGTATAAATGTCGTTGTTTGATGAGTCAACCTGTATGTACCAGTTAGATTGGTTGGTATCATATTTAATTGGGTTTGCATCATCACCTGGGGATGTACCTGTAACTTCTGGTCCAGAAGGATCAATCTTTGCACTATGTGTTGTAGGTGCACTTGCTCCCGCTGCTATCAACAATACGTTAACTTTATCTGGTAATGTAGGTGAGTCTTTTCTTGCACCTACTGTGTAACCCTGTATTTTTGAGGGTGGTTTTGCATTTTGATTGGTATAACCATACAAATATAATTTTGTTGGGTCTGCTGCTGCTTTTATCTTAGCAATATCTAATGTAACCCAGTTAATTGATACTTCTGCAACGTCAGACAAATCTTTAGGAGGTATAACGTGTGTTATCTGTCCTGCTTTATCTTTTGTAAACGCTGCTGACTTAAATCCTTTTGATCTTAAAGATGTGTTACCGAAGTTACTGTTAGAGTTAGTAATTGATAAGTCACCACCGCTATCTGAGAAGAAGTGATCACCGAAACCAACAGCGAAAACAGAAACCACCTGTATGAATGAGTCATTACTTGCTCTAATGTGAACGTGTCGCCAACCCTTTCTATACTTTGCTAGACCATCAATATGTGCACCTGAACCCGCTGCTTGTGCTTCATAGTTACCTGTTGAAGCGTTGTATTTAACAAAAGCACGGTCGTCTTTTTGTAGTGAAATACCCGTAAACTGGGCAACAACCATAGATTTGAAACCAGTTGCCTGTGAACCATCAGCGTGCATACCGTTGATTCCCCAAACTGATCTTAGTGAACAGTTGAATACATATGGTGATGCAGAGTCAACAGTATCAATCTCAACTTTAACCAGTACGTTAGAACCAATAGCATTACCAGTTGGTTCAGAACTCATCTGATATGTAAACTGGTTGCCCTGTGCTGACGTTACAAGGAAGGATCCGTTATATAAATTCGCATCTGCTTCAGTAGGACCCGTGACCCCTGAGATATTGACCGCGACCCCGACAGAGAAACCGTGATTAACAGGATTATCTTGAATGTCAACAGTAAACGCAGTCGCTGTTTGTCCGTTTCTGATAATTTGTGAGACTCTGAATTCATCTGAGATAGGTCCAACTATTCTATTTTCTTCTACTCTTGCCTGTATCTGGTCTTGTGCAATGTTACCAGAAGTATCAGGAATTGTTGCATATGCCTTAGAAATCTTTTGGTAGTAAAGATCTAGGTCTGTAGTGTTTGCATACTCAAAACAAGTTATCTTATGATGTGAGAAGTTAGGTGCAATAGTGTCAGTAAGTTCTGGTCTATAATATACACCGTTGTTATCTCCATCAAAGAATGACATCTGCCAGAAATAACATCCACCAGTCAGTCTGAATATAGCAGACGTAGACGGTTCGTTAGCAGAGGAGATACCTAATGATGCTTGTGTTGTGGGATATGGTACATACTTAGGTACAATTTTTGTACGTCTTAAGTCAGATCCAACAACAGAAACACCTCTTGGGCATATAACTCCACCGTTAACAGAGTTAAATTTATATAAGATATTATTTGAGGAAGTTAAGTCAAAGTTAGAGTTTTCATCAAATGGAGTGATCTCTCCAAATGTAGCAACCCCAGGTCTGTTGTCTATAACATACTCTGAGGGATATAGGTAGATACTAAATGCGTCAAATTCGTCATTACTTAAACCAACTCTATATGAAAATCTTGCTACTTCTAAAAAGGCACGTTGCAACGTCTTAAAAGGTCGTAACGCAGAGTTACCTCGGTTGTCATACGCATCCGACGCATCGAAGTCGTCAGGGTTGACGTATATAATACGACCAGTCCTCGACGTGATGATATTTTTAAGACGAGTTAATGCCATCTAGGATTTCCTTCTGTTTATATTTAGTTAGGGTGCAGCACCACCGCCACCGCCACCACCAATTCCACCTGCGGGAGGAACGTAATCTACGATGCTGTAATCACTTACTGTGTTAACAAATCCATTCACTTGTGCACTCATATCTGCACTTGAAGCATATACAATTAAATGTGATCCAGGTCCTATAATTAGACCTTTATGTTCTGCTGTTGCGTTAGCACCAATAGCAGTATCATAGTAAAGATAATCTCCAGTTTCTACATCAGTTGCAGCAGTTACACTACTTACTGTTGCTACTGCTCTTGTAGGTCCTTGACCAGGAGGTGTATCTGGGAATGTATCAGAACTCGCAAATGCAGCAGGTGAATCATTATCAACAAATACTTTTAACTTACTTGTAGTTGTATCCCAAGAAGTTACATATCCGAAGGCACCTGCTGTTACAACACCAACAGTCTGTGATGCAGTACCAACTGTAAATGTATTACCAGTCACAGGAGTTCCAACTACATCATATACAAATACTTCTGAAAAAGTAGGATCTGGGTTTACATCAATAGATCCAGAGTATCCTGCCTGTCCTTCAGCATAATAAAATATAGGATCAGGAGTAGTAGCAGAAATTGCAATTTCAATGTATGCAGTACCACCAGAACCTGCTGTACCAACCTTTGTAACACCAGTTGTAAATTCAGTTCCTGGGGTTGGAGTAGCGTTTGTACCCTCATTAACGTCAGAGAATCTGAAAGGTAAACCTGTGTTAGTTGAGTCAGAAATATCAAATCTATATGTTTGATCAATGTTTAGTGAGAATGTGGTCTCAGGAACAACCTCTTGTCCTGATGTTACTGACCAGATAAATCCCGCTGTAAATGTTTTATCAACTGTAATAGTATCTTGAACAACAGTAGTTGCGTTTGATGTACCACCTGTTAATGTCTCACCTGTAACAAAGATATAGAAACCTGCTGAACCCGCTGCTGTTAATGGAGTTACTGTTACACCGTCGTTATGGTTAGCAGCAGTGGTTCCCATTTGTCCACGAACAACTGTAACGTCATTACCAGAAACGTTAGTTGCTTGCAAAATTTCATTACCAATGACAATGTATGAACCAGAAAGTATGGCAGCACCATTGGTTACAGTCAAAGTTGTGTCTCCTGACGCGAATGTACCACCCTCGTTAATAGTTGTGGTAGTTCCTGACGGAGTGTATGCTGTTACGTATTGACCTGGGGTATGTGCAGCAGGAGTTGTACCAAAGGTTCCACGTGTGATTGTCAAAACTCCAGGTCCTGTAGTTCCAGAGTTAAATGCAGCGTTAGTGACAGTAACTACCTCGGCAGATGCAGTTCCGTCAGATAAGAATAGATAATCGTTAGCATTAATGTTTGTGGCAGAAGTAACAGGTACTGAGGTAACACCAGTTCCCATATTTGCCATCTCAATGTTTAAACCAGTAGTAGATGTTCCTCTGAATGTCGCAGTCAGTCCAGAGACACTACCAGTTATTGTTTCACCACCTTGGAATGTACCCGCATTTTGTGCTGAGTCAACTCCAATATTACTTGTGGTTGCAACTTTTACTGAGTAAGTTGTAGTGGTTGTAGTTTTTACAACGTCAGCAAGTTTTGCTGTAAAATTACTTTGAGCACCTGAGATTTCTAAACCTGGGGTTGCGTCTCCAACAGTTAATCCTGGGGTTAGTGCTAACTTGTACTTTGTTACTACATTACCTTTTTGAAATTTGTATGTATTAGCATCAAGAGTAAGTTCTTGAGTGTAATCTTTATGTGCCAGTCTATACGTTCCTGCTGAACCTCCACGGTTACATATATGAACTACACCTGATGTAGTGTCATTAATATCTGAACTGTATAAGACTGTATTTGTAGTTGCAGACGGTGCTACCGCTGCTAGTCTTCCTGCTGTCATTGTTTAGTTACCATCCTGCTGCGAAATGTTGTTGTAATCTAAGTCTGCCACCTAGATCAGGTGCCGAAATTGGACCACCGAACGAAACACCCAATGTGCCTACGTTTGCTGTTGATAGAAGTGTAGCATCTGCGTCTGGAAACTGAATGGTTTTAGTTCCTGTGATGTTACTTAGATCAAGGTTAATAATCCTTTGATCATCTACTTCATCAATTAATTTTAATCCAACAATAGATTTGTTGTATAAAACCTGTGATGCTTGCGTAGCAACTAGAGTGTTGTTTGCAAGTATATTTGTATTTAGGTTAGTTGCAGGGAACTCATATTTAAGAGTAGTAGCACCCGAAACATTTGTTAAGTCAAAGAAAATACGAGCAGTTAAATCAGCACCATTAACAAAGTAAGGGTCTGCATAGTTTTTGTTCGTAAAGTTTTGAGTTGCGTCAATACCTGCTACTGTAAACGATTGATCAGGAAATGTTACTGTTCTGTCTGTAGTAACGTCACCTGATGCAAAAGTAACTTTAGGTGTTGGATTATTTGGATCACCCGATGCAATATCAGATATTGAAGGGTTGATCAAATTCTTGTTACTGATGTCTTGTTCAGTAATAGTATCTATCAGAGTTGACTGTGATGCAGATGTTCCATAGTCAGGTAGTCTGTAGATGTGTTCTACTGGTGCTTCCCAAGAGTCAGTTTCAAACTTTGCTATTTTTCCTGCATTAGACGAACCAATTATCTGTAAGTTACCATCCTGTATGATGATAGTCTTATTTGATATTGTTTGTGCTGTATCGTTACCTATAAGAGTTGTAGATGTAAAACTTCCTGTGTTAGGTAAAGCAAAGGTACGAATACCTGCTCCTGTTGACACATTAGAAATTTCAAACTTTGCTCTTTTGTCTGGGTTCTGGTCGTCTGCTAAGAAAAAGTTAACGTCTGTAAGTTCTGTAGGTCCATTCACTAAAAATTTCCCAGAACCTTGAGGTCTGAGATCAATGTTAACATTGGATGAAGTTGTGTCACCTGCAATCAAACGAATAGTTGCTGATCCGTCAGCATTATTCTGCTTCCTGTAGTACATAGATGATGTACCGAAAGCAAGTCCTATCTCGTTATATGCGTTCTGGTATAGTCCAGTGTCCCTATCCAAATCGAAGGATAACCCTGGCTGAGACTGTGATCCCGCACTTACACCTTTAAAAAGTTGGTTTATCCTTGCTTTTCTATTTGGTATTAGAGGATCGGAGATAACAACGGGTAGAATCGCTTCACCAGTCAATACCTCGTCTGCCAGAGTTTCTAATTGCGAAATTCTTTTTGTTCCCACAGCACTCTAGGCGGTATTTGATACAATCTTATTTATACAAGTTCTAGATCAGTCTTCTCGTATGCAATATTCAGCAGCGTGAGGATTGTCAAACCCCTTCAAATCTTGTCTCGCTTGTTTAATAGCGGTGTATGCGTCTTCTGCATATTCACAGATTTCGTGATGAATATATTGGGTATCGTGATACCCGATTGTGTAATGATTCATTAGATTAATGACATTGCGTGTTGAAGTTCTTTTGCGTGATTGAGTTCGTCTTGTGCGATCTCTGCAATCTTTTTATCTTCTGGATGATATGCTAGATACTTTGTATAAGTTTCAAATGCGTGCTTCTCAATTTTCATATTAATATCATACGCATTTAAAGGATCTATGAAATAATATGCAACCATAGTCCAATAATAAAATAGAACTAAGTGTTTGGCAAAGAATCTGTCAATCCATTTTTCATCTCCACCTCTACGTTCCATCTCTTCAAGATGTTCTGTTTCATTTAATGATTGCCAGAAATGTTCTTTCATAAGATAGATGTGTTCATCACCCCTAAGTCCTAATGACTCTTTAAAGTGTAAAACACTTATAAAAGAAAAATAGGGTGCACGAGCAATAACCTCTAACACCCAAAATCTTTGTATATCTCTACCCCTATACAAATAGTCAAGGATAGTTATTGTGAAGTCTAAAACAAATGTGTTTAGTTTTTTCATTAGAATATTGCCTTAAAAATAAATTCTTTAGATAAAACAGGATCACCTAGAAGTTCTAATTGTAGACCATCAGCATCTACGAAGAGATCGTCTTCCGCTTCTTTTCTACAATGCTGCCAGTAATATGTTCCATCTTCTCTTCGATATAAGTAAGAAGTGTTGTGTGAATCGAGGGTGAACATTGCGATGCACTTTTGTTTATGTTGCCAACAGGGGTCTTCTGCTCGTTTTTCATATTCAGTCACGTTGCCTCCAATCATCTGATCTTTTGTTTTTAAACCATTCTGCTATATCGTCTGCCCCACTGAAACCCCTTCTATGTTTCCTTGGATCGGAGTCTCCTATATCCAAGTACTTAAGAAAAGTTGAATCGTCATCTGTCACTAATCTTCTTGCTTTACTCAACATTCCTCTTGCTGATGTATTACTTTTTGATAATTTTTCTGCCCATATCATATCATCTAGACTTACTTCTTGTTTCGCTGCAATAGATTTGCAGATGCCTTCTAACCGAAGACGATAGGCAGTTGATAACATAAATTAATAATGTATATTAATTTTATTTATCTGTTAGATATTTGTTCAATTAATGTGTCAATAGATCCAGACATACTGCGGTACCCCGTTCCTACGTATAATTGACCTGCAAAAACAGATAATGTAGCAGCACCCCAAAATAAGTAATACCACCTAGACTTCACTTGTGCTCTTACTTTTGTTACTTTGTCACGTTTCATAAACAATAAATAAAAATAGAATTAGGAAAAGACCTATGCTTTAAACCTTTGTTCTATATTATATCATATAAAACTGAATTGGAGCAAAACTATGTCGCATAATATAATATCATACAATCAACTCAATTCTTGGGATAACTTATCTGAAGATCTCAGAATATCAGAGTATTATGATTGCTTAGTAGAATGTAACGATGATCAAGGAACGTGTAAACGTTATTGTCGCTCCGTTCTAGAAAGATAAACTAAAAGAGGTCGCTAGGGACCTCTTTTTTTATTCTGGAAATTTTAAATAATTTGTATGTTCGACAGTTTTTGCTACGTCGAGCATAGCGTCTCTGATATGAGGTTGTTGACCTGTTGCTTGGTAAGCAAGATTTTGTTGGTCGGTCATTGACCATCTCCACTGGTGCATTTCATTACAATACCACAGTTGTATTTGCATATGTTTTCTTTGTAAGTTAATAGGGAATTTCTTCTTCACACTGAATCAAATGTGCATCTAACTCAAATATAATTGGATGACATAATTCTTGAATGAGATAAGAAGATGATCTATAAATCTCCTCCATTGTACACCAAGAATTTTTATTTGCCAAATCTATTGTTTGGGAATCAGGATTTTGTATTTCGTCGAAAGTGAATGCTAAACCGTTAAGATAATAAATTCTACACAATCCTATTTTGACGACGTAACGGAAGTCGGAATAGATGCGGTACATTTGCTGAACAAGAAAGGACCTTTTTTGGAACCCCAGAGCAACTCTCCCTCTTCATCATACCCTTTATCGTCAGACTCAAAGGAATCTTTAGTTAAAGTTATTGTAGAAACAACTACACCTCTGCCATTGTGGGCATTAGGTTCGTTTTTACCTATCCAACCCCTTTCACTTTCTGTGAAGATTAGACTAGGCATTTTTTTATCAGCGTTAAATGTTTCTAATAGTATGTGATCTTTTTTAGAAACGACGTTATGTGTTCTTTCACGATACACTTCACCGTTCCAGTCATACCACTGTTTTGATGATAATCGTCCTTCGTCATTGAAGTACCACAGGTAATGGATATATGCGAAAGACGATGGCCACATCTGTGCTTGTCTTAAATTATGCCAGTGGTGAACCAAGAGATCCAGAAAAGGTTGTTGATCCATCGTATATTTTATATATTATAATTGCTCCTTGAGTTCACCTAATGTTTCAGTCACGTAACTTTTGACTTCTGCATCACTTGGCAAGGTAACACCAGGTATAGGGGGTGGTGGACCTGTCATTGGTATAGGTGGAGTCTCTAATGCTTCTACCTGTAATTGTCCGTCAGGGATTCCATTCATTAGGATATTCCCTTTGTCTCCTTCTACAAGAACTGTTTCACCTCGTTCAACAATTTTGAAAATGAAATTTAAGTTCTCAACTGCTTCTTCTTTTGTAATTCTGATCATAATTTGTAATGTCTTCTGTTAGGTTCTACACCTTCTTGTATCATTGTAACTGCGAGAGTGAAGAGATCACCACCTGATTCATCAAAATTGTAGGTGATAGTCTCTTCGTGACCATCGCTGTCTTTGTATTTTACTTCACGTTTGGTAAAATCTATCCAAACATAATCAATGTAAGTTTCCATTAATAACCATATAAGGTAGTCTTCACTAAACATTTTAACTTAGTTCAACATAATTGGCAACCCAAAAATTGTTGTAGGACCTGCACGACATCCGAAAGATGCTTTACCTGCTGTTACACTATATCTTACAGTTCCTAAACCCACAACACTATTTGTTATAGCACCTATACCTTTAATTCTTTCTGTAATAACTGAAGGAATACCCGCACCAATACCAATAGTTGCTTTAACAGAACCAACTGTACCTTTCATAGTCTCAACAATACCACAAGGTTTTGTTAATCCTGCGACAGCACGTAGATGGAAAGCAGGTAATAATGATCCTGTTAATCCTTCACTCTGTAATACAACATCAGGACCTTTAATCATAGTCAATCTACCTGTGATAGCGATTGGAATTGGATTTAACATACCAATCATTGTATAGATCTGATTGTTTACAAAATTAGTCTGCCAAGCACACTCGTTGATGATCTCACCAGATATAGAGTTCATCATTGCTGTTGCTTTATTAGTGATACTGTTTGCATCAACTTCAAAATCACCAATAGCAGTTAGGGTAATATTTGCTGCTTGAAGTCCCCAACTTCCTTGATAGTTTACTTCGTGGTCAGCAGCAATAACTTGTGTAGATTTTGCTTGATTCTCACCTGGTGTGTCACCGTCATAATTTTCGTCAAGAACATCACCACTACCTTCTTCTATACCAACACCATTAGATTGGTGTGTATTTTGTGATCCACCAACCTCTATGTTAAAATCTCCATTTACTTTTAATGTGTAATCACCTTCAATAGTTACACACCTGTTGCCTTTGATATTTAAACATTCATCTCCACCAATAATTTTGGTTTCATTTCCAGGTATATTATAATGTGTATTACCAAAACTATCAGATATTCTAGTTTGTCCACCTGTATCTGAGACGATAGTTTTTTGTTTACCTTCGTTATTATCTTGGATAATAGATGATCCGTTCATAAATGATTGGATCTCCATATCATAAGACTTTAAGTTTTGATACATTTCGGTGATAATATCACCTTGTGTTTTTGGTTTACCAGTTACAACATCTATACTAACCTCTCGCATCATAAACTCTGGAGGTGACTCACAGGTACTAGATCCCCACAATGGCAACCAGAAGTTCTGCTTTGATTTTCGTATTTTTCTGCCACAATTCTTTTTCTTGAGAAGTGACATAATAAGACCAAGAATCAACTTCACGATATTTTGGAAGTTTAACTTACTAAAGTCCATTTGGAAGATACTGGTAATCTTTCCTACTAATGCTCTAAACTTACCAATAGCGTCTCTTGCTGTAGCGATTGCAGAAACAATAACATTAATAGTTTTTCCTATCTTTTGTAGACCTTCTTTGATTTTTCCCATTATGGCACCTACTGCACCACTGATAGCAGTTGAAATACCATCAAACACTTTCTTTACGACCATATTTGCCAACGATTTAGCAAAGTCAGCGGTATTACTAAATGCAGATCGAATAATACCTAGAATATGAGACGCTTCAAACATACAGAATATATTAAATAACATACCTGCAACATCCATTAGAGTGGTAATAATACCTGTAGGAATTACGTTACTGAGTAGTGATTTTAGTTTACCTATCACAGACTCAATAATTTTTGCCATTACCTCTTTCATCCAAGACATAATGCCTGAGATACCATTAGCAATCGCTAAGTTAATACCTGACATTGCTTTACTTAATATCTTATTATCTACTTTCTTTCCTGTAACAATAGAAACTAAATTACCTAGAGGATCTACTGCTAATGTTGCTGCAAGATTACCTGCTTCTTTCAACATCCTTTCTAAGTCTGTCTCAAAACCTGATCCCGCAGGACCTGCTGCTCCATCTGCAATACCAAATATTGAAGTTGGAACGACCAAAGGGTTTGAAGCATAATGTCCTTCAAGACCTCTACTTAAAATACCAAGTAAACCTCTATCTGTTGACTCTCCACCATCTGAGTTAGAAGGTTGTTCTCCTGTTTTGTTAAACTGGTTTCCACCTGCTACTTCCTGACCTGATAAATCTTGTGCTTGTACAGGTAATTCTTTTGCAAGTTCTCCATCTGCTATTACAGTTTTGGAAACTTCTGAATCTTGACCACTTTCATTCGTCTTAAATCCTCTAAAAGAACCTATAACAACTGGTAGTTGTGCTTCCTCTCCATCTAAGAAAAATCCTAGAACCTGTGCACCAACTTCCAATGCTGTAGCAGTTCCTGTATTTTTTATACCTGCTTGGTCTGTAGGCAATAGAACTGTTGCCCAAGGTAATGACTTAGTAGGAACTGTTGTCAAGTATGCTTCTTTCGCTTGACTACCTGTGTACCATCCTAAGATACGAACACGAACTCTACCAATCTCTTGTGGATCTTCTTTATCCTCGACTTCTCCGACCCACCAAGTGAATCCGTCGCGACCCATCACATCAGTTTTACCTTGTAAAGCAGTTGCTGCCATTGTTAAGTTATCCTCCGTTTTTATTTATGCGTAGGAAATCCATCCTGTAGCGATCATTTTTTCTTCGGGTGATGTAAGACCGTGATGAACGTGAGTCCAATCTGCTGGCCAAAACACTGTTAAACCTTTCTCAGGTTTTATTTTTTTATCTTGATGTACCCAGTATGTTTCACCACCTTCATTAACTGTATTTAAGTAAGTCATCCAAGCAAGATGTCTATAGGATGCAGTCTTACCAGACCCAATTCTTTCACAATGAGGGCGGTGATAACCACCTGTATTTGCAGGATACCATTGTATATTGAATGGTTCATTCAATTCAACGGGTGCCATACAAGCGTACGGGAATCTTTCAAGGTATTTATCAAGAACTGTTTGAAGTTCTCCTAAGAAAATACGAACTGCCTTCTCATTGAGGAAGGGAGGTATTGCCATATCAACAGACTTCTTGATGGTAGGGTCTACACCATCAGAGAACTCTCCATTAACCTTTTTAAGATAAGTACAATTATCCCAAAATTCCAGTAAATTGTCAATAGTGAGATCACTTATATGATCTCCATAGATAAAATCAGTCGTCATACACTAAGCATTCTGGTTCATCAGGATGTTGATCACAGAATAGTTCTAAAGCGTTAGGGTCGTGATGATCTCCTGCTTCGATCTCTTCTTTGTGATGCTCTGCATACTCTTCTAAATCGTGAAGTTCCACCTTTGCGTGCCTACGTGCAGCAGGTGATGTCATAGGATTTTCAATAATGTCTTTGTCGTGTTGAATGTGGTCTTCTATACTTTTCATTGTTCGATACTGTCCTTTGCTAAGTTTAATTTTGTTGTGATCTCAGGTGCGGACCATTTGTGTTTCACACCTATCACAATATAGTTCCCAGAATAGGTTTCGTCAAGTTCCAAACGTTCAGACTGATCTTCAGATTGAGACTTGGGTATCCTAATGTTAACTATGTCACCTGCATCTATGGAAATATTTCCAGGGACTGTTATATCTAGTCGAATAGCGTTTAACAGTTGCCAACGTGATGCAGAATATGCTGAACTTGTAACAGTGTCAAAGTTCATATTTGACGATGAACCTTCTGGGTTATCTGAGTTTTGAGCATTCTTCATACCTGGAAGTGCTCTTATTTTTATACGAGTAGGTTTCTCTTCTGAGAAATATTCGTCGTTTGCTCTGTTAAAGGGGAAGTCACTATTAAGAGTTTGTGCTAAATCAAATACTTGTCTAGCACCAAGATTGACTGGAGGATTTATAGATCCCGCAGGTGATGTGTCCTCTGCCCCTGTTTCTGCTGTGCCACCATTAGTAGGTAAATTACCTTCAGTTAATGCGGGCAATAGTATTCCAATAACAACATTACTATATAATCCTTTACGCATCCTTTCTAGATGATTGGCACGATCTGGATAGTTCACTGTTTCTATATTATAAAAGTTATTTGCATTATCTGTGAGATTAGATTGCACGTAAGTAAATATTTTTGGTGCTTTTTGGGTTGGATTTTTTTCAGAACACAAGTAGTCCATTGTTGCAAAATTCATACCCTTACGTGTTTGCCAATACATATATCCAGGTCGTTTAGACTCGGAACCAACGATCTTATCTGCAAGATAAGAAATCACGTCATAAGGTCTCCAAGATGTAGATATAAAATTATAATTACCTGCTGACTTTTCCCACATATTATGTGTAGTCTCTTTTAAATAACCTTTCTCAACATCTTCAACGGTAGTAGATCCTGGTTGATCTTCAAATGATTTAAAAACACGATTAGTTTCATTCAATGCTGTGCTTGGTGATGTAGTGTAAATTATATAAGTCTGTGCACGTTCTGCCTTTGTAACACTACCAATTTTATATACTTTTTGTATAATTTCTAATTCCTCTTCACCTGACGAATCAGTTTTCATAGTAAGTTTAACATATTCATTACCCTGCAATTTTGATGATAAATCTATAGTATCGTAAATTGCTATCTCCATTCTCATTGTAGGAGAATCTATAGATGACATAATATTAAATGCAGAACACAATCCAGTAAGATCAAAGGCATTTTCACCATTGAAACTTAATTGAGACAAATCTTCCCTAGGAGAAAAGTCTTTTGGTTGTATAACAAGACCAAACTCCTGTATCGTATATCCTTTTGGTTGAGTTGATTCTGACATTAGAAGAAGTTACTCGGTGATGTATTACTTTCGGTCAAAAATCCAAACCTACTCTGAATATATGTATTGACCTCATCCTCTTTACTTGGGAGAACAATTTCTTGACCTGCTCCACCTTCTTTTGTCTGTACAGGTCTTTCTATTACATCTAAAACTATAGTTTCTATGTTTGAGTTCATTGCAGCAGACTCTAACATTGCTTCTCCTTCGTTAACAGTATCTGTTAATGTTGATAACATTGATCCTGTGTCACCTTTACTACCAATAATTAATGCTGCTTCTAATAGTCTTCTCATAGCAAGACCAGAATCTTTACGAGTATCTGGTGTGTCTATAGGAACTATCATCTCTGTTCCGTGACCTACAAATCCACCTATTGATCTACTTACCACAGGATTGAATCCTACAGGATAACCTGATTGTGGTCCACGTATAAGTCCACCTTTACTCATACCACCTTTCAAACTCTCAAGCACTGATAAGGTTTCTTTCCAACTTTTAGTGTCTTTAGTTACTGCATTCTCACTTGCAGGTATTTCATCAAAGAATCTTGATAGATTTGCAGCAAATTGATTTACATCTATTTGTTCACCCAAGAACTCTTGGAAACCCGCCATATTCTTCAATTCTTTAAAGATCAGATCTTGACCGCTAGGATTGAATTTAAAAGTCTCAGGGTCTTTACCCATATTCTTGACTGCTTGCAAAGCAGAACTCAATCTTATACCATAACGACCTAACTCTGCACTTTCACCATATTCTTTAACTAAGTCTGCTAGAGTTCTGTTAATCATAGAAGTATCAATACCCTCACCAAATTCACCATCTACTTTATCATATTTGAAACCTGGTTCAACAAAATCACCTAAGAAATTAGTACCTTTTAATGGATATGAGTTACTTCCTTCTTTATCAACACTAAAGTTTGTTCCTGATCCTGTAGATGAATTTGTTGTGGTTACTGTGTCGTCGTCTTCACCTCCACTACCTGTCACCCACATTAACACTTTTGTTAGACCGTTTAATAAACTAATTAAAGGTTGAAATGCAAATTTGCCCAAGAAACCTGCAATTTCCATTATCTTAGGCATATGTGGTTCTATGAAATCAAGAACTTTATTTGCTACTTCTGCATATTGTTCAAAAAATTTCTTTATTGCATCACCTACTGGTTTTAGAGTTTTATTGATCCACGCACCTACTTTTGAGAAAAATTTCTTTATTGGTTCAATAATATTTTTTACAATAGGACCAATATACTTACCTATGTGTTTTCCTAAGAATCCACCAAGAAGATTACCAATAGCACCACCAATTCCAGGTAATAACTGATTTCCTAAAGCACCAAGTGCCATAGCACCAGTTGTTGCACCAACTCCTCCACCGATTGCTGCTGATTGTCTATCCTCTTCTGGAATATCCTCATCATTCATTATATCATTATATGCTAGAAATCCTTGTCCTAAACCTAACGCTGCTTGACCAAGAACATTACCACCAAATACTTTTGCTAAATTAAGAACACCTTGACCAACAGTTTTAAGCATACCACTGAATGCTTTTAACATTGATGCAGGATTCTTTAAGAATGCCAATCCTGCTCCAACTAAACCTACCCCTGCTAATAACTTAACTGCACCTGCAAGTCTCGTCATAAAGGGTTTACCTTCACCAAATAATTGATTCCAAGATTTACCTATCCAACTAACTATCCCTGATACTACACTCCACAACCCTTTCACTATTATTCCCAGTCTATTCATTATCTTCGATAATTTTTTCTGGTTTTCGTCTTTACCTAACCAGTCTAAAGTGCTGTAAATTATCAAATTCTTAAATAATTTACCAAGATTTCCCAAAAATCCCGAACCACTTTTACCTAATAATGCACCAACAGCAAAACCTAGAGATCCTTTTAAAAATCCCTTTGCGTATTTCATAGCATTAGACTTATCTCTTGCAAGTTGGTTTTTTCGCTCTTGTTCTTGCAGTTGCTGTTGCTGTTGTAATCTAGTTGATAATATTGCAGTACCTATACTATTTACAGTTGCTCCTAGGGAATTAATTGCACTAATGGTCGTGGAGAATTTAGAACCCGTTACTGTCTTATTGCCAATAGTAACCGTCGCACCTTTGTCCTCTGGAGGTGTAATAAATTTATAGAATCGTATTGACTTTTGTTGTGCCATTAGTAAACTGTTGCCTCATTCTCTTCAAACTGAACGTTTGTCTCATCACCCACAGTTACAGTAGGTGTAACTACAGGTTGTATGACCACTGCACCTCCCTCTGTAGTATATGTTTTTTCATTGACCAAATCGTCTGAATTGGTTATATTCTCACCAGTATTTATTGTCTCTGGGTCAACATTATTCTTTACAATTTCATTTTCTTGTTTTGCAGGGAATATATCTGGATATAACTCTGCAATATCTAATTGATTTTTATTATATCCACGTTCAACCTTATGGTTTGTAAATGCTTGTAATAAAAGGTATGTAGATTTTGATGTTAAATTTTTAGGACCACTTTTAGTTCTGGAACTACTTTTATATTTTCTAGCATCCATCAATTCACCTATTTTATCACCAGGTTTTACTCTAGTGTGATAATTAATTGTAGGTACTATATTTCTATATCCAATATCCTCATTTCCATCATCACCTTCAATAATCATTCCTCCTCTTCTATGATCACTCGAAGATTTACCTTTCTGGTATCCCCATCGACGTACTTTTCCTGCTTTCATAGCAAAAACAGGTATTGGAAAAGTTTCTGGGTCATTTGGTCTTATTATTCTACCACCTTTTAATCCTAACTTATCTTTTTCAGTTCCTCTACTATAATCTAGAAATCCATTTGGTAAAGGAAAAACTGGAGGAAGTAAAGCAGTTACACTTTCATTTTTTTGTGCTTCTTGTTCTATTTTTTGTTCTAACAGTTTTTGTTCCTCTTTTCTTATTTCTTCCTTTTTCCTCTCAATTTGTTCACCAATAGTATATCTCCAATTCCACGCTTTATAGTCCTCACCCTTTTGTTCTGCTATTTTTTCTAATCTTTCTAATTTTTCATTTTTTAAATCTATACTTATCTCAGTGTTTTCTACTCTTCTGTTTATTTTATCTTCATCACTGCCTATGTTGAATAAATTTGCAACTCGGTTCATCTGCTGTTTACCCAATCTAACCAACTTTTTCAAATCATACAACGCTTCTTGAAACCAAGGTGAATTAATCATATCAACAATTTTTTCAATACCTGCATCTACTAGGGGTTTAAATATTTCTTTCATCTTGGCGAAAAGTGGTGCCAATCCATCTTTCCATAGGTCAGCAAACGCTTCTGACACTGGTTCAAAAAGTGCCTTGAATATCTTAAAGTACATACCAAATGATCTCTTAATAGGTTTGAACATTGGTGTAAAAGCATCACCTAAGAACGCACCTATCTTATCTCCTAGGAAAGAACCTAGCATTTGACCAACAATCGGACCAAATGGACCAAGTACAGGTGTAAGTAATGCACCCATAGCAATACCACCAATAGCAGCACCTGCACCACCACCGATAGCATTTTGTAAAGACTTACCTGACGACAATCTATTTGCAAACGAGAAAATACCCGCTAATGCCGACATTCCTCCACCTTTAAGGAATCTACCTGCACCTTTACCAAACCCTTTAAGGAATTTACTTCCTTTCTGTAAAAATCTACCACCCTTAACTTTGGCAAGACGTTTTAAACGAAGCATTCTTTTAGCACGCAATGCTTGTTTTAATTTTCTTTGTTTTATTATTCTTCTACCTTCTGCAAATCTCTTACCTGATCCTTGTTTACCAAATCTAAGAAAATCTACCATTTTCTTTAATTTTTTGAAATCACTTATCAATTTCCACGGTCTTAATATTCTACCTGCTACAAAAAATCCTGCCATTCCACCTATAAATTTCAGT